AAAACAGTTTTTGTTTTTGGTATTTTGTATTATTAGGGGTGTGTAAATCTGATGATAAGAATCATGGAGATCGACACCAAGCTAAAGGTTAAGAGGAAGAGAGCGCAGCTTGCGCGGTCCCTCCCCACACCTTCAAGAGAAGATGGTTTGGGTTTGTTGGAAACCTTAATGGTGACGAGGGTGTGTGTCATGTCTCAACGTTTTCTGCCTTTTACAGCACGGGATCTGTTAGAAGTACTAACCTTATTATTGGAGTTACGACCATTTTTCTGGTTCATAGCTTGAATAATGCTAAGTAGTTTCTTCTCCAGTTCCTCTATTTGACGGGATTGTTTAGCGATTAAATCGTCCTTTTTCTGATTACTATTGGAGGACAGATAATTTTTCTGGGCACGGTCTATAGTAGAAGCTATAGGTGTGCCGGTGACTCCATCAATGATCTTAGCTACAGCACCAGTGAACCAATCGCCCAGGCCATTTTCTTTAACTTTGACACCAACAGGCATTCGTGACATAATCTCTGAATAAGCAGCTTGAGCTACAATATCAGACATAGGGCTTGGAACGGCTAATGATACTAGAGGTGAATCCGGGTTTGGGAAAGATTGGATACTAATTCTATAATAGATAGTTAGTGAAGTCTCGGGGCTAAGGCCTGTGAAATAGGCTCCTCGAGTGTTGTAATTGGACAGGAAGGTTGTCGGTGGGGACTTGATACCCGATAACCACTCAATGATTGGTTCTGTGTAACCAACCTCGCCTGACTCCATCCAACCTGCTTTGCTGACAACCTGCTGACTAAGTGCAGGATCGAAGAAAAGGGAACCGCAAGGAACTCTGTAACGTGGTCTAGGGGTCATATCTTGCATGGCTCCAACTACGTAACAGCCCTCGCGTGCTTCCCAAGACTTGGATCCGGTCAGAATCGTGGCTTCGGCTACATCGGTTGGTAGGACGGGTTTGGGTTTAACAGAACGAATGTTAAGAATTTGAGTACTTACGACTGCGTCGGTTTCAGTGATGACTACTGAGGCGTTGGTAACACTGGAGGGCATTTCAAACACGGTAACACTACCTTGTTTGAAGTACTCAGCTGTGGTGTTATGAGCCTCAAAGCCACTGGATATGATTCGCATCTTATCCTGGTAAGAGTCCAATGGTATTTCGATAGTATCAATAGCTAACGTGTTACCAACGGACAAGACTTTGGTGAGATCATTTCCAACGGGGCCTGAACGGGCAGTGCAACCACCGTAAGGATAATATCCTTGAACGGCGGGATTAGCACTG